TAGCCCATCAGATACAAGCCGAAGTGGTATTACAGCAAGGCTTAGAAACAGATCCTGTCAGAGGAACAATTACAAGTAGCAGCCAGAGAGAATCACCCAGCAGGGTATTTGGTTTAAGCACACCAGGAAGACCATATCCTGACGTTACAAAAACCGCCGAGTCAAAGGAAGCAGTTAACGAGCTGTTAAGCAATCCAGACAACCGCACACAAATTAACAATCCGCAGGGACGTTCGGGTGGTCATACACTGGTTATGGATGACGGTGATATTTACGGTGACAACGATCTAGTAAGATTACGTACTGCTGGCGGCCATACCATATTGATGCATGACACAGAAAACATCATCTATATAACCAACAAAGACGGAACAGCGTATGTTGAACTAACTCCTAACGGTGCAGTAAATGTGTACAGTGCTAAAACACTAAGTGTACGTAGTGAGTTGGATATTAACCTGCATGCAGACGCAAATGTTAACATACAAGCAGGAGACAGTATAAATTGTTTTGCAGAAAAGAACATAGAAGTACAAGCACAACAAAAGCGTGAACGTGTTGCTAACGAGCATTTGATGGACGCTGGTAGATACGACTTAAGAGTAGGTGGACAATTGAAAATTAAGTCAGGCACAACCAGTGGGTGGCAAGTTGGCCAAGGAGAACTATGGTTAACTGGTACACAAGTACATTTGAACACGTCAGGTAAGTCTGTTGATGTTCCTAACCGTGTAGCACCATTGGAACAATACAAACAAAATGATGTAAAGTTTGACCCAACTACTAAACGCTGGGTAATTGATACAGCCAGTACACTTGATAGCATAGCAACGTTTACCCCTACGCACGAACCGTGGTCTAGAGAGACAGGTGAACTGCAAAGGAATAACGGAACACTGATACCTAGTAAGAAACAACAGGATATATAATGGCTATTCCAAATCAAGGCATTATTGTAGCCAAGCAAGCACCAAGGACAAACCAATTGGCTCCGAGGAGCATATTAAACTTGCCCAGTGCGGCACTTGGTGTTTCGATAGATAGTATAAGTCCTGGTATTCCTGGTCTACGCCGGAATAGTATTAAAGGATTGATGACACAAATTGCTTATATGGAAACAGGTAATAACTTAGCCTACAGCCTAGGTCCAAGATTTGGTAGATACGCTGTACATATAAAGACCCTAATTAATTATGGTTATCTGATAGAAAATGGCGAAGTATGGTCAGGCAAAGATGGCATTGACTCGATCGCAACTTTCCTAAGTAATCAAGCAGTGCAAGATAGCATAATGGAACGGTATCTAACTGAACAATACAAAGCATGCATAGACGCAAGAGTTATCACAGTCGGGGACACTGGTGATATTATTTGTGGTATTCTTGCTGTGGCATACCAGTTCCAGGATCATATATCCACCTATCGCACCAGTTTTACTGTGCCTGACGAAGTATATATTACTGCTAATGTTTCTCGAGTGAGTAATGTTGCATTCATAAACACCTTCCCTGCTACGCACAGTTTTGGTTCAGGAAGAACTGTAACAGTGGATACAAATCTAGGTAAATCTAATCTAGCCGACGTACTACTCACTTCGCTTAACGGGGTTAAAACAGTCGGCAATGTAATAAACTTGTTTGAATTTGACTACAGTGATCCACACCAAGGCAACGCAAACATTGTTGTTACAGTTGACACAGGAACTGTCACCAGTTCAGCACAATACCCTGTTAGCAGTATCGGCAGTGCAAACGATTCGTTAAGTGACGTATCTCCAACAGGATTAAGAACACTGTTTGTGCAAGGATTACCTGTGCAGGTGTCGGGTGCTGGAACTTATAATGGTATATACGAAATACACACCATGACAGACACTGTAAACAACAGTACATTCAGATTAGGAAAAGCAATTACCAGTAACATTGCGACAGGAACAGTGTCAAGGTTACGAAACACAGACTTGAGTTATGTTATTGCTCGCACATCAAATCTTGCTATCAACTTGGCAAACACGTTAAGTTATTTGGGCAGTGCAGATACAGCATACCAGCAATATGTTGACAGTGGCATAGCAGACATAGCAAGTAAGTTTACGCTAACTTCCGCAACTCCACTAAGCGAAAGAAAACTATACTCCACTGTTGAAGATTTGACTAACGTTGCAATAAGAACAACACAAGTTGTACAAAGTGCGTTGTTTGCAAACGTAGAAGGACTAGCAAAGCTCAGGGCTATAAATTCAGCAGGAGCAAATATTGGTATTCTTGATTCAAGAATATCTAGTGTATACACAACAGTAATATCTTCCAAGGTTAAAGAATGGAAACAAAATGCAGATTTGGTAGTAGACAGCCAAGATAGACCTGGGTCATTGTTTTTTAATGCTGGCAGATATGCTTTTAATACATTAGGCGTCGGAGTTGTTCTTTCCGACAGTTAAACGGAGTAAATATACATATGGCTATACGATATAGAGGTTTCAGTACTGTTGGTAGAGTTAAAAAGTTCCATCTTAATGACTTTGAATTGGTCAGGCAGGACTTAATTAATCACTTCAACATAAACAAAGGGCAAAAGTTAATGAATCCAAATTTTGGTACAATAATTTGGGGACTCCTTTACGAACCTATGACAGCGGATCTAAAATCAGTGCTAATTGACGATATTACTCGCATTGTTAAATACGACCCAAGATTACGTGCGGATAGGGTAATTATTAACGAATTTGAACAAGGTCTCAACGTAGATATTGAACTAACATTCCTACCCGGAAACTTTTCCTCCAGCCTAAAGTTAGAGTTTAATTCAAACAGTCAGGAAGTAGCAGTAGTATAATAATAGCATATTTTAAACGCCATAAATACTGAATACACAGGTATTAATGACAATATGGCCACTACTACAAGACAAACAAGTTTATTAGTTCAACAGGATTGGACTAAAATTTATCAAACATTTAAAGACGCAAACTTTCAAAGTTTTGATTTTGAAACGATACGTAAGAGCATGATCGAGTACTTGCGTACTTACTATCCTGAAGACTTCAATGACTTTACTGAATCAAGTGAATACATTGCACTAATTGATTTAATTGCATTCTTAGGGCAAAGTTTAGCATTCAGAACTGATTTGAATGCTAGAGAAAACTTCTTAGACACAGCAGAGCGCAGAGACAGTATTCTCAAACTGGCTAAACTAATCAGTTACAACCCCAAGCGCAATATACCTGCCACTGGCTTTATTAAGTTTCAAAGTGTTTCTACTAGCGAAAGCGTCTTTGACAGCGAAGGTAACAATCTTGCAAACACGATTATCAACTGGAATGACAGTACTAACGAAAACTGGCTAGAACAATTTACGGCCGTGCTTAATGCTTCTTTGCTTACTACACAATCCATAGGTAAACCCGGAGCAACAAAAACACTCAATGGTATCAAAACTGATGAGTATACTGTAAAAATGTTAAACAACATTATTCCGGTCAATTCTTTTAACACCAGCATATCCGGAGTCACAACAAGATTCGAAGTAGTAAGCGCATCCACAGCAGAGTATGAATATGTATACGAAAAAGATCCACAGCCCAACGGCCTGTTTAATTTTTTATACAGAAACGACAATCAAGGTAATGCATCAAATAATACTGGATATTTCTTCTACTTTAAGCAAGGTGAACTGCTTAATTTAAATTTTAACGTCAGTGAGAGTTTACCTAACCGTATAGTAAATGTTAATTTTAATAACATTAATAACAGCGACGTATGGCTGTATGGATTAGACTCCAACGGAACCATTGATACAGAATGGACTAAAGTCCCGGCTGTGAATGGTATTAATGTAATCTATAATAATACGTCAGAAAGAAATTTATACAGTGTCGGTACTCGGGCAAATGATCAAATTGATTTAGTGTTTGGTGACGGGTCGTTTACAAACATTCCCGACGGTAATTTTAGACTGTACTACAGATTGTCAAATAATCAGACATATAAGATTACACCTGAGGAAATGAGTTCTATTACAATTAATATTCCGTATCGTAGCAAAACAGGACGTACTGAAACTTTATCAGTTCGCGCCAGCTTACAGTATACAGTAACAAATGCAAGTAGTCGTGAGTCTCTTGACGAGATTAGAACAAAAGCACCACAACAATATTACACACAGAATCGCATGGTATCGGGGGAAGATTACAATGTCTTGCCGTATACCACTTTCAGTACTATATTAAAAGCAAAAGCAGTTAATAGAAGTAGTTCAGGCATAAGCAGATACTTAGATGTAATTGATGCAACAGGCAAGTATTCTAGTACAAACATTTTTTCTGAAGACGGAGAAATCTACAAAGAAGATGTTTCTACTGTAGCGTCAACATTCCAGTTTACAAGTAGGAGTGAAGTAAGTAATCTGGTACAAACTACCATACAAGATATTATTTCGCAGACTGATGTAAAACAGTTGTACTACAGAACTGCCACACGACAAACACCAACAGCAACGTTTACACAAGTTTCTACAAGTAGTGGACGTAGTACAGGAACATTTAGTTCTGATAATTATATATTCTTAACCCAAGGAGCTCTTATAAAGTTTAATGCTCCGTCGGGCAAGTACTTTAATGCACAAAATCAACTTATAACTGGCACTCCTACAACTGAGTTCCAACGTACAAGTATATGGGCAAGCGTGATAAGTTATCCAACTCCTGGAGTTGGCAACGCTATAATGAGTGTGGTTGTTCCTAGTACAGCAATAGTAGGTGAGGTTATACCAGTATTTGAAAACTCATGGCCAGCAACACTTATAACTACAATTATTGATAATATCTTAAGTTTCAAAACATTCGCATTGCGATATGATATAAGTGAAATGGAGTGGAAAATTGTCAGCGAAGCCAACATTGGTACTGGGAATTTTAGTCTTACCAATGCAGGTAGCACTACAGGAACAAATTTAGATAACAGTTGGTTCTTGAGATTAAGCTACGACAATCAAGAATACAATGTGACCAGCAGGGGAACAAAATATTTCTTCGAAAGCGTCAGAGAAACACGATTTTATTTCGACCCAAACGCAAAGGTATACGACTCAAGGACTGCTACAACATTAATAGATGAGATTAAGATACTAAGGACCAACACAAAGCCTGACAGTTCGGATAGTATTTTCTATCCTCAATCATGGGCTATCGACAATCGTGTTATCGCCGAAGATGGCACTGTTGATAATAGGAAAATATTAGTTACGTTCCCAGATGAAAATTTAGATGGTGTACCTGACGATCCTGACTTGTTTGTTACGTTTGTTGCCCCTACAGTTAATCCACAGAACAAGTATATATATTTTGTAGAGTCGCAAGATACCGTAAACTTCCTGCAATACGATCCTGTTGCAAAGACAGACATAGTTTCTAGTTATGCAACTGAAAGCGACGTTCTAAACAACATATCTTTGTACGCAATTGATACAATCTTTTATGCGTACACTGACAATAAGTTTTTCCGATCCAGCGGCACTGCAATAACGTTACTTACAAATTACATTGCCAGAATTGGTAGAGAGCAGGTATCATTTCAATACAAGCATAATAGTCCAAACAATAATAGAATAGATCCTAGTCCAAACAACCTAATAGATCTGTATATATTAACCAAGGCATATGGTGACGACTACACTGCATACATTACAGATACAACAGCAACATTGCCAGAGCCGGTTGCACCAACCAGTGAAGACTTACAAACAGCATACAGCACTATCGAAAATCTTAAAACTGTAAGTGACAGTTTAATATACAACGCGGCAACGTTCAAACCTTTGTTTGGTAGCAAAGCAGAGACAGAGTTGCGAGCAACATTTAAAGTGGTTAAGAATCCTAGTTCCAACGTAAGTGATAACGAAGTAAAGAGTTTAATAATTGAATCTATCAACACTTACTTTGATATCAACAACTGGGACTTCGGAGAATCATTTTACATGAGTGAACTAAGTGCATATTTGCATAGTGAATTAACACCAACAGTGAGTAGTATCATAATTGTACCTAATACGGGGTCAAACAGTTTTGGTAACTTATATCAGATTAACACAGAGCCAAACGAGATTCTTATAAGTGCGGCAACAGTTAATGATGTACAAATTATTTCTGCTATTACAGCAGGACAACTTAATAGGGTATAGGAAGATAAGCAATGGCAGCATTCAAAACTCACCAGTTTTTACCTGACGTTTTTCAAACTGATACTAATAAAAAGTTTTTAAACGCTACAGTTGATCAGCTAGTTAATGAACCACAACTTAAACAAGTCAATGGTTACATTGGTAGAAAACTAGCACCTTCTTATAAAGCAACTGATAGCTATGTATCTGAACCAACTGCATCGAGAGCAGACTATCAGCTAGAACCTGGCGTGATAATTAAAGATCAAATAACTAACAAAGTAGACTATGCAACAACTTATGTAGACATTGTTAATAAAATTGGATACGAAGGCGGCCTAACAAACAATCACAACAGATTGTTCGACAATGAGTTTTATACGTATGATCCTAAGTTAAGTTTTGATAAATTTGTAAACTTCAGCCAGTACTATTGGTTAAGTTCAGGACCTAACCCAGTACAAATTACATCCAGTGGCATAAGCACACCCCAGACGTTTACTGTAACATATAATCCTGTAAACAACGCTTTTGAATTTACTGGCAGTGACAACGTGCCTAACCCAAGTATTGCACTAGCACGTGGCGGAGTATACGAGTTTGTAATTAATAACCCAGGAAACAACTTCTGGATACAAGGCAAGCCAGGCAAGGACGGTATAGATCCTGATCTGAGTAACGTTGAAACTAGGGGAGTACTGGGAGTTTCGAATAATGGAACTGACTCGGGCACTGTAACTTTCACGGTACCTGGCGCAACAGCGCAAGATAGCTTTTTAGATCTCCCTACAGTAGAAGCAGTAAGTTATGCTACTGATTTGGCATTTAATCAAGTGCAAGGAGCCAAGCCACAGGAGTTAATTGACACATACGGCGGCATTGATGGTCCTGTTGCATATTTAGATGGTGCTACAGTTGTATTCGTTAATAGAAATTACATTGATGATAGTTTCTGGATTGATGTTGCTAGAACTGAGGAAGGTGTCGTATACTTGGATCAGAGTGTACAAATTCCGTTATCCGAAAGGACTTCTGTTTACACTGTGTCAATACAGCCTGACGCTGCCGGCAATGATAGAATTTTCTTGGTACGTAAAATTGCTGTGCCTGAAAACAATAAAGTAAGAATTAAAGGTGGCGCTACATACGCAAGTAAACAGTGGTTTGTTAGAAACTCTGTTTATGAACTTGTACCATACATTACTGCCCCATTAACAAATTTATATTACCAAAATCAAGCTGATTCAGGTGCCAGTGGCATCATAAACATTGTTGATGCTGTAGTTGACACTATAGATCCTGACAGGGACATAGTAGGCGAAATAAATTACACAAGTCCTAACGGTGTGGTATTTACAAATGGTTTAAAAATTAGTTTTGACAGTACAGTTACAGCAAGTTATCGAAACAAAAACTATTATATCGAAGGTGTAGGCACAGGAATCAGACTAGTGCCTGAAGACGAGCTAATCAGTGTGGAAACTCTAAACGATAGTTTTGTTACAGCTGGAGGACTAAACTATCAAGTCAATGATAGAGTCACTATCCAAGGCGGAACTTTTACTACTGCGGCAATAGCAGTAGTTGATAGCATAACTAAAGATACCGCGGTATTGTCAGCAACTATAGATCCTTCTTCAGGGGCAGTCACGGCGGTAACTATTGTAGATGGCGGTAGCGGTTACTTAGCAACGCCAACGTTAACTTTTGCAAATCCATCAAGTGCATTTGGAAGTTTGGCTAGTGCCACAGCAACATTGACAAATGGTGTTGTTACAGCAGTTACACTAGCAAGTGGCGGCAGTGGATACGAGGCTAATCCTATAATTACAGTAACAGCCCCGGAGTCTGGATCAATAAAGACATTTAAGATTAAACAACGAGGAAACTACACAGTATTACCTACTAATCCTGTTTCGGTAACAGGCGGGTCGGGCTCAGGCGCAAGTTTTGAAGTATATTTACAACCAGAGTACCAAGATTACATCACAGTAAACAGATCTAGCCTGGACAGAAATGCATGGAGCCGTGGCAATAGATGGGTACACATAGATGTTATAGAAAAGACAGCAGGGTATCTTGATCAAGAAGTATTATTAGATCAAGCACAACGTGCCAGCAGACCAATTATTGAATTTGACGCAGATTACCAATTATATAATAGCGGAGCAGTTGCTAAGTTACCTGTCGACATTTTAGACACTACTATTACCAGAGCATTTCAACAAGTGCAAGGTGTGGTATCGGTCGACACAACAGTTTTTACTATAGGGACACTCACTCTTACAACCGGCGATAGAGTTATATTTGCAAGTGACTTAGATGACAACGTAAGAAACAAAATTTACAATTTTACTATTGAAAAAGCAATAGACGACCCGAGTGATGTTTACAAGGCATACTTAGTTGAAGCAGATGATGCAACAGTTGTAGACAACAATACTGTGCTGGTCCTGTCAGGAACCAATGGTGGTAAACAATGGTACTTCAATGGCTTCAGTTGGACTATAGCGCAAGAGAAAACTGCAAATAACCAAGAACCGTTATTTGACGTAGTTGACAGTAAAGGCATAAGTTATTCCGACGCAAGTACATTCACTGGAACAACGTTCACTGGATCTAAGATATTTTCTTATAAGCGAGGAACTGGCAGTAACGATACAGTATTGGGTTTCCCTCTCAGTTACAAAAACTTTACGAATCAAGGTGATATTGAATTTGAAAACACTTTTGATTCTCAAACATTCACTTACCTGGCAGGGACCAACAATGTTGTAACTCCACAAAAAGTGAATGCTGGTTATTTACAGAAGAACGTGTCAACTACAACATGTGCCAGAGACAACGTATGGGAAATTGCAACCAATTTTAGTAAACAATTTAAAATTTATGATTTTGTATACGACGGCGTAACTAATTTATTCCCAATTGATAATTTGCCTGACGTTAGTACTAATTTCCCGCATATCAAAGTTTACGTCAACAACAAGATTGTAAGCGTGGGTAACTTTGCAACTACAAAAGTAGTAGATAAATTTGCAGTATTGGTTAATCCAGATCTGATTACAAAAAACGATGCAGTGTTTGTTGCTATCTTTAATAAAGATATACCGGTCACTGCTAACGCACACTACGAAGTTCCTATTAACTTAGACATCAATACTTTGAATAAAAATCTGTCTACAGTTACACTAGGGCAAATGAGGAATCATCTAATAGAGCTGAAAAATAACAGTTTACGTGTTGTGGGTACTGTACCTGGAAGTAGTAACCTGAGAGACATTGTGTATAAAAACACATCAGGAAGTATACTTCAGCATAGTGCCCCTGCAGTGTATGCAGGACTGTTTTTAAATCACCCAACGATGGATTCGATTAACGCCATTAAATTAGCCAATAGAGAATACTCAAAATTCAGGAAGAATTTCTTAGAAGTTGCAGGAAAGATTGAGTTAGATTTAAACAACGTGCAGACTAGTTTTGATGCAGTGCTTCTGCAAATGCACAGCGTTAAGAACAGTAGTTTCCCGTGGTTCCGTAGTGACATGATACCACATGGAGATGACAATAGATCATTGATTCCTACTTACACTGTTCTTGACCCAGAGATCACTGCATACGAAATCACAAGTATATTCAACGACACTATTCCGAGTAACAAATCTGTTTTAGTTTATGTGACTAGAACTGTAGATGATGTTACAACAAAGACCTTAGTAGTAAAAGGCAGAGATTATACCTTCAATACAGATCGTGCCGCAATAACTTTCACAAGTAATTTTAGATTGTTATTTGAAGACAAGATAGATATTGTAGAGTACAGTGATACAGACGGAAGTTTCATCCCAGAAACTCCTACAAAGATGGGAATGTATCCTAAGTTCATTCCTGAGAAGTATTTAGACAATACACTGCGTACACCAGCAAATGTAATTCAAGGACATGATGGTAGTATTACTCCCGCCTTTAATGACTTTAGAGATGATCTGTTATTAGAACTAGAGCGTAGAATTTATAACAACGTCAAGGTTGAATATGATACTGATACTTTTAACATCATTGACTACGTGCCCGGCAAATTCAGAGACACTGACTATACTAGAGCAGAATTTACACAAGTTTTAAGCCAAGGATTTTTGGCCTGGGTAGGCACAAATAGAGTTGACTTTTCTACAAACAGTTATTTTAGTGCAAGCGATCCGTTCACTTGGAACTACAAAGCATTTAGAGATATAGTCAATGGTGAAACTTTACCAGGAACCTGGAGAAGCATTTACAGATACTTCTACGACACTGATAGACCACATACGCATCCATGGGAAATGCTAGGCTTTAGCAAAAAGCCAGACTACTGGGAAACCAGATATGGAGTTTCTCCGTACACAGGCGGAAATAGCACCCTATGGAGTGATTTAAGTATAGGCTACATACACAGTGGCGATAGACAAGGTATTGATCTACGTTACCAAAGACCAAACCTAAGTGAATTTATACCAGTAGACGATAACGGTAACTTACGTAGTCCTGAGCAAATGCTCGTCACTGATTTTGATGGTAGTCGAGCTAATATAAGTTATGCAGTTGGAGATATAGGTCCTGTTGAACTTGCATGGAGACGCAGTAGTGAATATCCATATGCGTTAATGTTAGCGTTGGCACTAACAAAACCTGCTAGATTTTACGGACTACAAGCAGACGTACATAGATACAAAAGAAATAGTTTTACTGGACAATTTGAAATCACTGACACAAGTCAGCACCTTACCCCTACCTCACTTCATGTTAACGGGTACGTAGATGCAAACGGTGTAACACAACGCACTGCTGGGTACTTAAACTGGATAACAGATTACATAACCAACTTAGGTGCAGGTTCAGCGCCTACAGTAATACAAGAAAATTTAGCAAAACTAAATGTTCAATTGTTAAACAAAGTGGCAGGATATACCGATAAAAAATTCATTGAACTACTGGCAGAGCAGAGCAGTCCGAGTAGTATAAACAACAGTGTTGTTATTCCCGATGACAACTATGCATTAAAGATATACAAAGGTAGCCCTATTAGGAAGATTACATATAGTGCTGTCATTGTACAAAGAACAGCCAATGGGTATACAGTAAGCGGGTATGATATAACCAGCCCATTCTTTACTATTATACCTAGCGAGCCTAACAATAACGCATATCAAGTTACTGACGGTGATGCCAGTGCTGTAATCTTTAGAGACTTTAAAAAACAAAAAATTACAATACCTTATGGTTTTGAATTTAATTCCAGTCAACAAGTTACTGATTTTTTAGTAGGCTATCAGCGATTCCTACAGAGTCAAGGATTTCTTTTTGTAGACAATGACGACTCTCTCAAGCAACAAAAAGATTTTATACTAAGTGTTAAGGAATTCTTACATTGGACAACACAAGGATGGCGTGTTAATAATATTCTTGTGTTAAGTCCTGTGAGCGATACTTTAAAGGTATTCGAACAAACAGCAATTGTAGACGAGATAAAAAATGCACCGTTTGGCAGTAGAGTACTTGACCTAAACTTTAAACCAATTAATAAAAACGAATTTTCGGTTTATAGAGAAGATAACTTGTTTACATTCCAATCCAACGCACAAAAGTCAGTGGGTTTTGCTGAACTAAACTTAGTACAAACAGAACACTTGTTGATATTAGATAACGTTACTGAATTCAATGATGTTATCTACGTTCCGGAATTAGGTAATAGACAATATAGATTAAAGTTTGTTGGATACAAAACTGATTCTTGGAACGGAAGTTTAGAACTGCCAGGATTCATGTTCAGCAGTGATAGCATCGATGCGTGGGGCGGCGGAACTGATTACCTTAAAGGATCTATTGTCCAGCATAAAAATAGATACTATACAGCGTTAGAAAACATAACCGCCGATCCTAATTTCCAAACTACGAAATGGAAGCAGTTTGACAAGGCAGAATTACAAAGCGGAATGTTGAGAAATCTTGCATCAAACGCACAACTTGGTGTTAGTTTCTACGATATAGACAATCAACCTGCTAACGAAGAAATACAATTATTCAGTGACGGTATCACTGGGTTCAGAGAAAGACAGTACTTTACTGACTTAGGTATAGACGTTACTACCCAGTCAAAGTATTACCAAGGATTAATTACACAAAAAGGCACACCTAACTCTATTAATGCTTTAGAAGGTGGAATATTTGGCAACTTAGATTCAGATATTGACTGGTATGAAAACTGGGCTATGCGTGTAGGCGAATACGGATCATTGGATACAAATGCGTTCATTGAAACACCGTTGAGCGACACTGCAATTACTAAAAATCCTACACTTATACAGTTTACAGATAACAACAACGCCGCCCAAGAAGGAACAGTTGCAATTATAGAAAACGATATCTTTAAGATATCTGGCACTTACAACGCAAATGTATTTGTGACTGAAGACAGAACACAGTTTCCGTTACTACGTCCGTTGCCAGTGGCAGGCTTTGTAAACCTAGCAGACGTAGACACTACACTGTTTAATTTAAATAACTATGATTCATTATCTGCATCAATTGATAAAATAGGAACAGGGTACAAGATTTGGGTAGCTAAAGACTTTAACGGTAGCTGGAATGTATTCAGAGCAACTTATATAGACGGTTTGGTGTTTATACTGCGAAGCCGAGATGACGGTTCTGCAGAAGTTGTGTTTAATGAAAATCACGGACTAGCAGTTGATGATGTAGTTGTTATTAAAAACTTTGATGATAGATTTGACGGGGCGTATAAAGTAGGCAACATCATAGACACTACTAGGTTTAGTATTACAATAACAAGAAACTTAGAAGCATTGCAGGAAGAAGCAGTAATCAGTGGGTCGGGATTGTTGTATAGATTGTCCAGCGCCAAGATAAGCAATCCTGTTGACATACAATCAGTGATGCCAGTAAGTGGGTGGTTAGAAAATGATAAGGTATGGGTAGAAAATTTAGACAACGATGGAAATTGGGGTGTATACAATAAAACAAGCCCGTGGGTATATAACAGCAAAGCGGAGCTAGATCCTAGTAAACTATCCGGCAATGATAACTTTGGTAGAACAGTTAGTATAGAACCTAATCTTGCTCAGTTGATGTATGTAGGTTCGCCAGGGTCAGGCGAGGGTAGAGTTAATGCATTTACCAGATCCGTTACTAATTCTTGGACAGCAAGTTTTGCTTTAAGTGCAAACAGTACAGGACTAGACAGCTTCGGATACAAAGTTGTAAATGCACAAGGATATGTTGCAGTCAGCGCACCAGACAGTTCGAGCGGAAAAGGCTATGTTTACATCTTTAAAGACGGTATCATACAACAAATATTAACTGATGCCGCAGGTAGCGCAAGTGATTTGTTTGGATCTAGTTTGGCAATTAGTAGAGATGCAAACTATTTGTATATTGGTGCTAGTGGTGCAAATAAAGTTTTCTGTTATCAATTGAACCTGAGAACAGCAGTTGATCCAGTTCTGCTGCCAGTCGAACGATATAACCTAGTACTAGATGCTAATGTTAGTGTTGCAGTAAACGATACCATAACGTATCAAAGTCCAGGTACAACATCATCAGCAAGTGGTACAGTTGTGTTTGATAGCACCAGAGTTTTGACTAACACTAATGTTGTTATTATTACAGGAAACGTTGCGGCATTCACTGACACAGATCTTATTGCAATCAATGGAGCCAACGTTGCAGCCAACATTGTATCGGACACGCAGTCTGTAGCTACAGGCACATTCAGTAACGTATCCATACTCACAAGCGATCCAACCGAAGTTTTTGTGTACTCACAACTACGTGCAGTAGAGTATGTACCAACCATCGAATACAGTGTTAGCGGCGAAACGATAACATTTGTAACACCACCAGCAACTAACGACGTTATACAGGTATTCACCCGTGGTAGCTTCTACACAAATCTTACAACAATAACTGGAAACGCTAGTACAAACTTTGGATCAAGTCTTGCTACTAATTCAGACGGTAGCGTACTTACTGTTGGAAGTGACACAGCAGTTGTAGGGACACAGGGCAACGACGGACTATTGTATGCGTACCATAGAACAATTACAGAGTTTACTACAGACGGTACATCGGCATCATTCACAGCCCCGGACGCTTTTGCTAACAGCTACAGAGTATTATTGAATGGTGTAGAACTGACCCAAGATCTTGATTATTATATAATCGCACCAAGTACTGTACAGTTTCCCGATGTCCAAACAGCAGGGCTTACGCTAACAGTTGAAACCAATAACTTCGTCCAAGATCAGATTATCTCTCCTAGTTTGACAGGAATCAACGGACAAAGATTCGGAACTGATATTCAGTTATGCGGTACTGGCTGTAATCTATACGGAAGTGCTCCTTCCTACTTTGCAAATCAATATAGTTCGGGAGCAGTCTATAGACTGGTAAACACAGGAAGAGTTTACGGTAACGTAACAGGCACAGTGAGCAACGCCACTGTTACTTCAGGTGACAGTATTGTAATTAACGATAGGCCAGTAGAATTTACCGGAACTACTATAACAGACGTAGCCAATGACATTAATGGAACAGGTATTCCGGGAGTAACAGCAAGTAATGCATTGGTGTTTATTAGTAACGTAACGTCGGGAGAAACAGAAAGCCATTGGAGGCTACAAATTACAAGCAATGTACAAGTTGCTACAGAAAAACTTAACATTACCTCTGCAAGCACAGGTACCGGATTAACTGATCTCGGAATAGAGATCTACAAGCATACGCAAGTTGTAACCCATCCTAATCAAATTGGAGAAAAGTTTGGTACTGCGATAGGCATTAGCCAAAGCGTTGGTAAGTTGGCAATATCTAGCGAAGGCGCAGATACTACAACCCCTACGACTTTTGATATAGCTGACACAGTTACAATATTTGATAGTTTATCTACTACGTTTGTTAAGATAGTTAAAGATTCAGGTGCAGTTTACCTATATGATCTCATAGCTAACCCTTACGAGTCAGAAGACAATCCATCAATATTTGCATTCAGCCAAAAACTAACTGCACCTGGCGTCGAGACAGGTGATGATTATGGTGCTGATATTGATATTGTAAATGATATCATGGTAATTGGTGTTACTAATGATTCAGACATTACAGTAGGCGGTGGAAGTGTATACACATACTACAACGAAGGTAGTAAACCTGGATGGGAATTGCTTAGGTACAAAGAACCAAGGGTAGCAATTGATGCAATTAATTCAGCGTTCATTTATAATAAGACATCAGAAACAATAATAAATTATTTAGATATATTAGATCCTGTCAAAGGCAAGTTACTAGGTGCTGTTGAACAGGAACTAGATTACATTGAGGAATTTGACCCAGCTTCTTATAATACAACAACAGCAAGCACCGGCATATCAAATGATTCATTTTACTGGACTACCCAACAAATTGGTAAGACATGGTGGGACACTAGTGTAGCTAACTTTATTGATTACGAGCAGAGTACACTATTGTACAGAAGTATTAATTGGGGTAGTTTGTTCCCGGGAAGTACAGTAACAATTTACGAATGGGTAGAAAGCGATGTTTTACCTAGTCAATATGTAGGTAATGGCGGAGATGGTGTGCCTAAGAATGCAGATGACTCTGCTTACACACAATCAACTTTTGTTGATCCTGGCACTGGCATAATCGTAAGCAAGTATTATTATTGGGTAAGTGGAAAGACTAGTGTCGATCCAGTAACTGCAAACCGTCGGATCAGCACTACTCTATTAGAACAATATATAAGAAGTCCAAAGGATCAAAATATTCCTTACCTAGGATTAACTTCGCCTAGTAGTGTAAACTTGTACAACATAAATGACAAGACCACAGGCAGTGATGTTATTTTGCATTTGGACACCACGACTGTTGAGAATAACGATCAATTAATACACAACGAATTTGGATTAGTTCAGCAAGGCACTACTACAAGTGCCATCCCTCAACGTGTAATAGACAAACTGCGAGATAGTTTACGTGGTGAAGACAGCACAGGTAGATTGGTGCCCGACATTACACTTAAACCACAAGACAGGCTAGGGATACTTTCTAGACCTAGACAAGGACTGTTCTTGGATAGATCAGCTGCCTTGGAAGTTTTTGTAAATGAAGCCAACAGGCTACTAGCACTGCACCCAGTATTGCTAACAACTACAGCAACAAGTTTGTATGTACAACAACCGTTCCCTGCTAGTTATGATGCACAAGTAGCATCATATACAGATGTAGAATATCTCGACACTACAGGTTTTGCTGATGGGTATACAATTTTAATTCCGCAAGATAGTCGTTACGAAAACAGATGGTCATTGCTTGAGTTCAACGGCACGTCAAGAGAGTTTGATTTAATACGTAGCCAGAGTTACAAGACAGACCTGTGGTGGACACCTTCGGAATGGTATGACAGTACTTACATTGCAGGTAATGCAATAGCGCATACTGTTAATACGTATGGTGATATTCAAAAATTAGTATTGGCAAACAACGACTACATAAAAATACTAGATGATGGTGCAGGAAACTGGTCCACATATAGATACGAAACCACAGGACAGCTTTCTTTGATTGCGGCAGAAAATGCCACAGTAACTTTAAGTAGCTTATTGTACGACACCACAATAACTTTGGGCTTTGATACTGCTGTGTTTGACGCAGTAGCATTCGATAAGCAAGCAGGCAGCGAAATAGGAAATATTTTTGATAGTTTGTACACCCAAATTTTTATTAACAGTTTGGCTACAGATTTTAATAAGCTATTCTTTACAATAATAAATTATGTGTTTGAAGAACAGAAAAATCCAGACTGGATATTTAAAACCAGCTTTATTGATGTATTACATAATCTTAGATCACTCGAGCAATTGCCAACCTACAGCAAAGATAATCAAGATTTTTATAAACAGTATATAGATGAAGTAAAGCCATACAGAACACAACTTAAAGAGTTTACTCCAGTTTACACAAAGACTGATACTGCAACTGGTAGTTGGACAGACTTTGACATCCCGGCACGTTGGTATGCAGAAGAAAATACATTCCGCTCACCAAACATCCAGGTTACATCTGACAGTACATATTTTACAACTGACTTGTACCAGCCATATGCAGACAACTATAAACTTAAAGTTGGTGAAATTATTGTAGGCAATATAGGACAAAATTACACCATTGCACCAAACGTCGAAATAACAGGAGGTGGCGGATCAGGAGCCAATGCAACTGCAACAATTAGTGCCGCTGATGGAACTGTAACTAGTATTACTGTTACAAAGGCAGGATCAGGATACACTACTACACCAAACGTGGTAATTAACGGCACAGGTGAGGGTGCAACAGCGTATGCAATGTTAAACAGTGAGTTTGATAGCCAAGGTGGATACAACACTGTTAGAAGCATAGACAGCACAATTAAATTTGATAGAATAACCTACACCAGTAATGTAGCACAATGGACCGCGAATGTTGCATACGAAGATACTGTTGTAGTAAATGGCAACTTTGCAAACAGCTATGACTTGAACAGAATAGAACTTGACGGCAATGCAAATGTTGCTCCACAAGATACTACTATTACAGATGTATTTTTCAAACCTGACGGTACTAAAATGTATATCGCAGGCGACACATCAAACAGTGTGTATGAGTACACACTAGGTACACCATGGGAAGTTACAACGGCAAGCAACGTTGCTGTAGCTAATGTTAATGTTCAAGACACCAGTGTGCAAGGTTTGTTCTTTAGAGAAGACGGATCTCGCATGTACACTGTTGGGGATACAAGTAACAGCGTTTACGAGTACAGACTTGCTACTCCTTGGTTTGTTAATACAGCCGCTAACATCAGTGTTGTAAGCATTAACAGCCAAGAAACAAGTGCAACTAGTGTTGAATTCAGTACAGACGGCACAAGAATGTACGTGTTAGGCACAGCAAATGACACAGTGTTTGAATATGAACTTAGCATTCCGTGGTTAGCAAGCAGTGCAACATACAGCACACGAAGCAAGAGCGTGGCTAGCGAAGAAAATATTCCAACAGGTATGCGCTTCAGAGAAGATGGTAAAGAACTGTTTGTAACTGGACAGCAGTATAACAAGATATGGAGTTATACACTTTCAACGGCATGGGATATCTCAACTGCTACACTTAATAATTCAGCAGACTTGAATGCAACTAATCCAACTGGCTTGTACATGAGACACGACGGTACACGCTTGTTTGTAGCAGATGACGTAGGCAACTTTGTACAACAGTATGATTTCAACAGCAACGGAATTACACAAATAGACGGCAACTTGTATATCACAAGTGGCAACATTATATTCTACAACAACACAGCATACTTGGCTACAAACGCAAATGTAAGTTCGCAGACAGTGTTTGACTTTACACGCTTTACAGAAATTGATAGCGGTAATGTATTGCTTAGTGCCGCAGATAGAATAACCAGTTACTATGTTCCAAGTTTTGGAAGACCAGGCAAAGACATCAATCAATTGATGTTTGGTACAAGTTATCCTGGTAATAAAATAAGTGGAGAGACGTTTACATCTAACAGCTTTACCTTAACGAGCAATGTAATTGGATTCAACTACACAGGTCATAAGATTACTAGTGCAAACACACAACAGGTAGACTTCGTTGACCGTGGCTTTAATCTAAATGATCCTATTAAAATTGAGGGCATGTACGAAACCTTCAATTTTGAGAACAATGCAACGTTCAGAGTAGTAAGCGTGTCACGTGATGAAATGATGCTAAGTGGGCAACCGATCGAAAGTATTGTGACGTTGTCGTTAGGTGAAAGTATAAGTGCAAACGAAGGCGACTACATTACTCAGACTAATTCAACTGCAAACGCAAGAGTGTTGAACAACTATACTAGTGTAAAAGAAATTGCAGTTATCCAAGAAAAGCAAGGTTTCTTAGAACTTGATGCTAATGTTGTTCGCGTAAATGGTGTTGCAACTACTGCTAATGTTATGGATGTGTTAGGTTCCGGTACTGCTAATGTTAAGATCAGTAACTTGTACATTGACGACTTACTTGACAGCAACATTGCAAGTTTTTACACAGACACCGCACTAGGAACTAGACCAGAGGACATTAACATTGCTGGTGGTTTCTACTTAGATGCTTACAATAGTCATGCACCAGAAGAACTAGTTCCGGGTAGAATGTATGACACACTTGAAATGCGTGTGTTTACTAATACAGCGTCAAACACTGCAAGTTATGGCTTTAGAGTGTTTGAACCAATGGACCGTGACAGAAGTTACTACCGAATAAGTGCAAACAGTACAACAACACTTACTGCTAACTTGGCTCTTGACGATGTTAACATATTTGTTGACAACGCTGCCTTGCTACCAGATCCAGGCACTGGAGTCGGTGGTTCACCAGGTGAGGTATTCATCAACGGTGAATTGATTTACTACTACCAGAAGTATGATGATGCTAAAATGCTCAGTGCTGATGTTTGGACAGCCAACACTGAGTTTGCAACAGATAGTTTGATTACATACAGCAGTAATGTTTTCCTAGTATTAGGAAATGTGTTTGCTAATGCTAACGCATACATCAACACATCAAACGTTAAGCAGGTATTTGCCAACACAATTTCACAGTTGCGCAGAGGAGTTGACGGCACTGGTGCAAACGTACACTATGCCAATGCTCGTGTAGTTGATAGCTCATTGGCACAGCAGTTACCAAACATAGCACTAGCAACAACCAACTCACTAACGGGTGAAAAGAAAGTAGCCGCAAATGTTACATGGCGTGTGTCGTTAAACAACACAATCAGTGCTAACATTGGTGATTACATAACGCAGACTGGTCCTACAGCAAATGTTAGAATACTTGAAACTGTAGCAAACGCCAATGTGGTTGCTGTAGACTTTGTTGATGGCAACCTAAGAATTGCTAATGCTAATGTTAGTATCAATGGCACTACAACAACAGCTAATGTTTCCGCACTTAACATACTAGGTGAAGTACTTAGTACTGGTAATGTTAGTGTAACAGGCAAAACAATTAAACAGGACTACTTATGGAAGGCATACGGAACTGGTGATACACTGGATTCTAGTACCACTGAGTGGGCTGAATACATCAAAGCAGAGAGGAGTTATACTCCATGATTAAACCCCAGATAAATACTCTAGACACGGAAGAAAATAATATGCAAACCTTACCTGAAAATTCAGAACTTGAACCAAAACCAGACGAGCACGGTGGTTTACACGTTCAAGGACACATTAAGATTTTTGACCCAGAGTCTGGGGAAATCTTTATTAACAAGCGAAATGCTATTCACTATGAAAACATCAGTGAAGCAATCGCATACAACCTTGCAAATAAACAACAAGGTTACATTTACGAAATGCATTTTGGTAACGGAGGTACTAGTGTTGATCCAACAGGGGTCATCAACTATTTGCCAAGCAATACCAATACCAGCAACAGTAATTTGTACAACCCAACTTTTGCTAAGATTGTAGACAACACCAGTACACTTAACACTGATCCTACACGCAACAAGATGGAAATTAGACACACACCAGGCAAGGTATTTACAGACATAGTAGTAAGTTGCTTGCTTGATTATGGCGAACCAACAGGACAAAGCGCATTTGACAATTCAACTACCCTTGACGACACATACACATTCGACGAGCTTGGACTTAAAGCAAGAAGCACAGATGGTACAAGTGGATTAGCAACAACAGGCAAGTTGTTAACACATGTAGTATTCCACCCTGTGCAAAAGTCACTCAACAGATTGATACAGATTGACTACACAGTTAGAATACAAACACTGACCAACTTGACAAGTCAGGGGTAATAAACAATGGCATATAATGTAAATAAAACAGATGGAACAACAATAGTAGTACTTGATGGTACTAAGGATACCACCAGTACTAGTATTACGCTTTTTGGACGTCTAGTTCAAAACTACGGTGATGCTACTAACGAAAATTTTGTACACATACTGGAAAACTTTGCATTAAGTACCAGTCCACCTAATCCTATTACAGGACAACTGTGGTTCGACACTAGTACCAACAACCTAAACAGTTATAATGGTACGACCTGGTTTAAAGTAGGCTCAAACATTTCAGGTAATGTAGACATAGCCGGCAACTTAACTGTTGGTGGTGGTGGCAACGTAGAAATAAAAGAAGTTGCCGGACTTGTAAACGTAACAAATACAAACAATAATGGCAATATTGCAGTATTTGCTAATGTTGCGGGCACAAGCACTAATGTTTTAAACATCCAAGGCAACACAGGACTAGCAACAGTATCTGCTAATGCTACGAGCAACATGGGTGTTACTACTAAGATATATGTAGACAGCGTGGATGCGCAAAACAGGTATGATGCTGGTGTAGCAATGACTGCTAATGTAGCAACCATAAATGCCAATCTTGCAGTTAGAACTGACGCAGAGTCAGCACTAAGAGCAAACGTAACAGCGGCTAATGTTGAAATAGACACTACGCAGGCCAATATAGGTTCGTACCAAGCATTTTCCAACACAAGAGCACAAACTACAAGTGCAAACTTAGGTACAGTAGTAGGGACAACTGTACCTGGTATAAATGCCAATGTTGGTGCATTCCAAACTTATGCAAACACCAGTATTACAACAATCAACAACAACGTCACTGGTGCAAATACTAGCATCAGTACACTGAGCGGAAGACTTGACAGCGTTAACCTAGCACAAACTGCCGCACTTAGTGCAAATGTTAACCTAAAAGCAGACACAGCAGGTCCAACATTCACAGGAACTCCTGTTGCACCAACAGCAACATTTGGTGCCAATACCACACAGGTTGCCACAACACAATATGTAATGACACGTGGTGTATTTTGGGACGGTAGTAGAAAGTTTGTAAGCACAGCAGATCCAACCGTTAGTGATGGTGCCGACGGAGACATTTGGTTTAAGTATACCCCATGAGTACTAGGTTAACTGTTAAAGAATTTGTAGTTGATCCTTCCCCCCAAGGCCGTACTAATCTGGTATTACGAAGTGATGCTTCTTGGCCCACATTTTTAAACAACAATGCAGTATGGCGTGACTATAGTAACACGACAGTAACATATACAATTTCAAGATACTACATACCAAATACATCCGGGACACACACATTACAAGCATCATGCGATGACAGTTTTTCGTGGGCAATCACTGGCGGGACTTTTACTGGTGAACAAGTTCTAGCAGGTAGCAATCCACAAAGTACATCTTCAGACACAGTAACATTTGTTGCAGGCACACAGTATTTGCTTAGTTGGCAAGTAACTAATACCAGTGGAGCGGCCGGACTTGCCGCAACAGTGACAGCACCTGTAGGCGGAAACAATTTTAACCTTAAAGATAACTTAACTGTTACGGCGATTCCCAGTGGAAGATATCAGGCCGTCCTTCCGTATGCGGCAACTATTACAGCCCACATATGGGGTGGTGCCGGTGGAGGCGGCGGCAATGATGCTTCTGTTAGCGGTGGTGTTGGGTCACCGGGACTGTACAATACATTAACCTTTACGACAACATCAGGTGATACACTAGAAGTAGTAGTTGGCGAAGGCGGTAAAGGCGGTCCTGGCAATCAGCCGAGAGGTCAGAGTCCTGGCGGCGCCGCCGGCGATGCTAGAACAAACATAAGCAGTAATTCTACACTATCACTCAACGGTGGCACAGGTGGAAGGTCAGGCTTTAATGGAGCATCAGGAACCGGAGGTGGCGGTGGGGGAGCCTCGGTTGTGCTTCTCAACAATACTCCTATATTAATAGCCGGAGGTGGTGGTGGAGGTGGCGGCGCAGGGTTGTTTCCAGCAACCGACCCTAATGCATCAATTGGTAACAATGTTATAGGTGCAACACCATCAGACTATAGGGGAATGAACGGCCAAGATAAAGGTGTTCCCGATGGTGGCGGTGGTGGCGCAGGTGGTGGTGGATACCCTGGTGGCACAGGCGGTAGCGGTAACACACTTACCTTCTCTCGTCCCAGTCGCGAGGGCCCTATTCCCACTGGCAGTATTCCGGATGTGCCAGCCAACCCTGGTAAAACAGGAGGCAACTTACCAGCCAACAGTGCATCAACCGGTGTTGGTACATTGTATTACAAATCAGGATTTGCAGGCGGAGGTGCTCGCGGGGGCGGCAACGGACAAAATGGATTGATAGTTTTAGAAATAGCACCAGTAGGCTTGTTCTCTACTAGAGTAAGTGGAAATTGGAAACAGGTCACAGACGCCTTTGTTAAAGTAAGTGGTGCATGGAAAAGTATTAACGACGTGCAAGTAAAGGTTGACGGCACATGGAGAAAAGTAGAAGATGCTGGCCAAACGCAAGGCGCATTGGCAGCAGTAAGCGGTGAATATGGCACTGTTGTGAGAGCGTACAGTTCTTAGCACCACAGTTTTAAATACGCATAAATAATAAAGTTGAGGAAAACTTAAAATGGCATACAATATTACACAAACCAACGGTACAGAGCTGATATCAGGAGGCTTAGCCGATGGAACTATCGACACTACAACTACCAGTTTAACACTTGTTGGTAAAAACTACCCAGGATATGGCACGTTCTTAAATCAGAATGTTGTACGTATAGTAGAAAACTTTGCTAACGGATCTGCACCGACTGGCCCATTGCCAGGACAACTATGGTGGGACACCGGAACTAAGTTAATGCAAATTAACACAGCAACCACAAAAGGTGCCGCAAGTCAAGCATTTAAACCACTAGCAACAATGTCTAGCGGTGCAAGCGCACCAAATAGTCCGGTAGTTGGCGAACAGTGGTGGGATACTAGTACTCTTCAACTAAAAGTTTATAACGGAACCAGCTTTACTACAGTAGGTCCAGCGGCAACAAGCTCAACAGGTAACTCGGGTGCTATACCAGATACTATTGTTGCAGTAAGCCCTAGTGCAACTTATGTTGTTGTAAAAATTTATGTCGATAACACACTAGTTGCTATTTGGAGTAAGGAATCAGACTTTACAACAGCAGTTGCAGGTTTTGCAACTATTAAGCCTGGATTGAACTTATCAACAGCAATTGCAAACAATGCATTCCAAGGCAACGCAAGCTCGACTTTGGGTATATTTAGAACAGGCGATAGTTCAGCTACTAGTGTTGATAACATTATACTAAACGGTGGTGTTGGAGCACAAACAATTAATGGTGCAGTATCATTAACAAACGATTCCGGCCTAACAGTTGGCGCAGGAAGCGACGGACAAATTTTAATTACATCTGATCAATTGCATGTCAAAGGACTTACAAACAACAAAGATGTAATATTCAGTTTAAACAAAGGAAGTGTTGATACTAACTTCTTTAAAGGTAATGCAACATCAGGACTTGCAGAAGTTTATGCAAATCCAACAGCCGCAAGCAGTGGATTTAGTATAGCAACCAAGAATTATGTTGACACAAGATTAGGTGGTGGTGTTGGAACAACTACATTTACAGCAAATGTAAACCCGTCCGCAAATGTTACATATACTTTAGGTAACATAACTAACCGTTGGAGTAATGTAATTAGCCAAACCAGCTTTACAGGCAACCTGTTTAGTGCTAATGTAGCCACTACAAGAGCTAACGTAACAGACATTTACATTGCCAATTCAGTATTCCCAACTGTGGGTAATACTGTTAACCTGGGAAGTAACGGTATGCGATTTAATACTATTTTTGGTGTTTCGCTACAAGCACAATATGCTGACTTGGCAGAGCGTTTTGCTAGTGATTCAGCATACCCAGCAGGCACAGTTGTTGCACTAGGTGGTGTAGAAGAAATTACAGCGGCGTCAGATGCATTAAGTGAAGATGTATTTGGCGTTATTAGTACAAAGGCAGCATACTTAATGAACAGTGGGGCTGGTGGTGATGCAACACATCCACCAGTTGCAGTAAACGGGCGTGTACCAGTTCGAGTAATTGGCCCAATCAAGAAAGGGCAACGATTAGTTGCCGCAGGAAACGGATTAGCTCGTGCAGGAACAAAGAGTGAAGTTACTGCATTTAATGTGATCGGAAGATCATTAGAAAATAAATTAGATGATGGCGCAGGAGTAGTTGAGGCCATTGTGAAACTAAATAGTTAAATAGCATAAGGAAGTAGAACATGGCATACGAATCCGGTGGGATCATATCAGCAGCCGATTATAACACTCTCATTAATGGGGGAAACAAACTTAACACAACTTGGTCTGTTGGAACCGGCGATGCAGGCTACGGACAAACAGCAATAACCACTAAAAGTGCCGGTGACACAGTCAGCGCCACTGAGTGGGCTAGTGTAATCAACAAACTGAACATTGTGCGTACACATCAGACTGGTGTAGGCACAGGTGTTGTTGCGGTTGTGACAGGTGACATTGTTGCATACCAACTTGGTGTTGATGACGGCGTTGACCTAGCATACACGAATCGTTTGGTTTTTAACGCACAAGGCTCAACCACAACAGATTCAGGTACAACACACAATCCAGTTGATGCTGACGGTATCGCAACATTTACATTTACCCGCACAGCAACATTTGCTAGTGCAGACCAAGCACGTTACTTTTTTAACGCAGGCGGCGAACTTAATTTAGATTTAACGGCAGGTGCGAACACAGGTGGTACAGGACGTGGCGCACAAGCACTATCAATGGTAACAGCAGTTGG